AGGCGCAGTAACAGCAGCTAGCGTTGTTGGTGGCGTAATGACAGGTACATCAGTAAGTGTTACTGGTACAGCTACAGCAGCCTCAGTAGTTGGCGGTGTAATGACTGGTACATCAACAAGTGTAACCGGTAACGTAACTGGTGGTAACGTGTTAACAGGCGGATTAATTAGTGCCGCTGGTCAAGTAAGTGCCAACACATTGTATGTTAGTTCTAACGCAAACATCCTTGGTAACTTAAACGTACAAGGTAACATAACATTTATCAATAGTAACGTTATTACTACTAACGACTTGTATATTGAGTTGGCTAACAATCAGACAACATTGGCAAACATTAACGGTGCTGGCTTAAACATTGGACCTAACGCAACACCATTGGTTAACTGGACTTACAATAGTACAGCTAACGTCTGGAATACTAACGTCGGTATTAGTGCTACAGGTAACATCACAACTGCCTCTAACGTATTAACTGGCGGTTATATAAGTAGTACAGGCACAGTAACAGCTAGTAGTTTCCTTGGTACAGTAGTAAGCGTAACTGGTAACGTTAACGGTGGTAACGTATTAAGTACTGTAGTATCCGCAAGTGGTAACGTTACCGGTGGTAACGTATTAACAGGTGGATTAATTAGCGCAACTGGTACAATTACAGGTAGTAGTCACTTAGGTAGTGTTGTAAGTGTAACTGGCAACGTAACAAGTGGTAATGTGTTAACAGGTGGTTTAATAAGTGCTAGTGGTAACGTTACTGGTCAATACATTAACGGTAACGGTTACTTCTTAACTGGTGTTATTACAAGTGTTGCTAACATTAACTTAGGTAACAGTAACGTAACAGTAACAGCAGCTAACGCAAACGTCACTGTAGGTGTTGGTGGTACTGCTAACGTGGCAGTATTTGCTACAACAGGTGAGTACGTAACTGGTGTGTTATCTGTAAGTGGTAACGTAACTGGCGGTAACGTGTTAACTGGTGGCTTAATTAGCGCTACTGGTACTATTACGGGCAGTAGTCACTTAGGTACAGTTGTATCCGTAAGTGGTAACGTAACTAGTGGTAACGTGTTAACTGGTGGCTTAGTAAGTGTAACTGGTAACGTAACTGCTGGTAACTTGTCAGTATCTACCGGAACTGTAACTGTTGGTAATATTGTTAACGGCGGAACAAGTGCTGTTGGTAACATTGGTTCTACAACAGTACCGTTTAACACAATATTTGCTAAAGCAACATCGGCACAGTACGCTGACTTGGCAGAGAACTACTTAGCTGACGCAGCATACGCAGCTGGCACTGTTGTAAGTTTTGGTGGTGATTTAGAAATTACCGCAAGTACAGCAGACAGTGATACTCGCGTAGCAGGGGTTGTTTCTACTAACCCAAGTTACTTGATGAACGGTGGTTTAGTTGGTGACAATGTTGTAGCTGTAGCGTTAACAGGTCGCGTTCCATGCCGTGTAACTGGTAATGTACGTAAAGGTGACTTAATGGTAAGTAACGGTGATGGTACAGCAAGAGCCGAAGCTAACCCCGCAGTTGGTACAGTAATCGGTAAGGCGTTAGCAGACTTTGATGGTGTAACAGGCGTTATTGAAGTAGTTGTAGGCCGCGTCTAAAACGTAGCTAGTATGATAAACGATGGGACCTTAGGGTCCTATCGTTTTGGCTGTAATATCTAGGCAAACTTGGTTTACCGTTTTGAAGCTAAATATAGTATAACATAATAGAGGATTAAAATGGGTTCAACACAGATTACTGCCGGACAGATATCAAATCTAGATTTTATCGTGACTATGGCAGTAAATGACTACATAGAGTTATATTGGGCGACCAGTATGCAAAATCAAGCAACATTAGTTGCCACAGCAGCTCAGACTACACCATTTGCATGTCCTGCCAGCCCTTCGGTTATTGTTACATTAACGCCAGTCAGCGCATAGTGAATTTGGAATACTATAATGGATGCTAGATACCGCAGAGACTACATGGGTGAGTTTGTTATTTTAGAAACCAGATGGTCGGGCAGTAAAAAAACGGAAAAGCGTGAGTGGGTTGCTAACCCTATCGAAAACCGTCATTTATCGGGTATGGCCGCTTGTATTGCTAGTGAGACAGATCAAGATGATTTTAGATGTCAGATTCTAGAAACACACAATGGCGGATTACTGGCTAGCAGAACTTTACAGACATATGGTACAGCCAAGATCGCGCAGATCATGAGACTAGACTTTGCTGTTGACATCGATCTAACAAACATCGAACCATTAATCGAAAACGGTTATATAGACGATAACATTGTCTACACCACAGCTAGAAATTGTATATTAAAGCCGGGAATATTTTATCTCATACCTTTGAATCCACACTTATCGGCAGAAGCACTACCTTTGTATCTAGCCGCATTTGACGGACATAAAGAAATTTATATGATAGGATACAATAAAGAGTCTCCGAATACTCGCGATGACTGGATACAGCAAGTAGCTTCTGTTATTCGAGCTTACAGCGGAACTAAATTTATCATGGTGGGCAATAAAGACAATATGCCCGAAGAATGGCTTGCGCTACCTAACACAGATAATTTTACCTACAGGCATTTCATCAGCTATTGTGATGTGTAAAATGTTGCTGAACTGTAGCTATCTTACTCTGAACTTCTGAAAAATTAATCGTAGCCCAAAGCCCTGGATGCATGGGCCTGGGTGTTACTACACTATCAATCCAAGCATAGCCGTAATGTTCTTCGTTTAATATGGGTTTAAATTCTTCTTCGACTACACAAAAGAAAGTGTGATAGCAGAATTTATTATCTGTGCTGGTGAATTTTTCTAGTGGAATTATTTTCTTATAGGCAGGCATACTACCTATTTCTTCCTCACACTCTCTAGTCATGGTAGTCATAAGCGATTCGCCCTCTTCGACTTTCCCGCCAGGTAGAGACCAACATTGTGAGTGTTTGACATCGTTCCTCATAAGATACAGATATCTTCTAGTGGTGACGGAGTAAAACCATACACCCACGGCGTCAATACTATTGTGTAGATCATTCATGCTGGTATTTACTACGATAAAACGGTCTAAATTATTATCGACCATTTTCCGCCGGGGTATAGTCCTTGATATGATTTGACCCAAGCATGTCCGATCCATTTGTACTGTATCTCAGTTGTTATGTTTGTGACAAATTGAGTATGGTTGATACTGTCTTGACTATTAAATGATATGTTCCATTGAGTTCCATCATATTCGATGATGTCGTTGGGATAAGCAGTAATGGTTTGGCCATATGTACTAGTCCACCCAGGTGCTGCTCCTACAGGTTCTGTTAATAGATAGCGTTGTCCTACTGCGGCATCGGGTAGGCCATACCCTGGCCCACTTCGTTGTGGATTGATTACCGCGTTAACTGGTGGTAAAGTATTGGGAGGAATAGATTCTGTTATTACGGTAAACAATAAGAATTGATCATTTGTGGGATCAAATGCTATTGTTCCATAAACTTGGCTACCGTCTTCTTGAGTTAAAGCAATTAAGCTAATACCTGGTCGTAAAACCCCGTACATATTAACAATAGGTATCCAGGTTAGATTATTTGGAACAACGGGATCGGGCGGAGCTAATTTATAATTAGGCTCGTCTACTACTGCGCTTTGTGGTAAAATCTGTAATTTGTTGCCTATAAGCACTACCTGGTACCCATAAGGAGTAATATATTGTCTTGTTCCTAGTAGCAGGTCATTATCTGCTATGGCATTAACCAAATCCCCACTTCCGTCGTAAATACTTGCTACGATAGTTTCTACCACACCCAATTTCTTAACTTTAGCAGGCAATGAAAGCCAGATAGGCAAGGCAAACTTAAGTGTGCTTATGTCGATAGGATCCGAAGTACCTTGCGGAACTTGTCTGCTTGACCATCCGGTGCTTACTAACTCTACAATACTTAAACTTGTCCAATCCATAAAATTATCAGTACTTTGAATCTCTAAACTGGGATTGAATAACGGTAGAATTTGCTCTAGAATTTGCATCTTTTGATTGGTGTTACTGGTCCATATGTCTAAATTTATAGATAATTTATATGGGGCAGGCATGTAACGTTCTATGGTAAATGCATTTCCTTGTGTGGTTTCGTAAGTATTAGTAGCCGAGTCATACTCACGCTGACGTATAGATTTATTATCTACATATGTGGGATTCTGCATACGTGGTCTATCGTAGTCTAATCCGGTTATATAAAATGTCATCAAAGGTGTGGATGGCATATTGTTTGCTGAGTTATCCTGCATAATAGTCTGGGCTTGCCGACTAGCATCACCATAACGTATGGGAACACGATATAATGTATCACCAGTGCCGGCTACACCAGATTCGTTACGGCCGAATTCTACTTGGAACCCGGAAAACATGCGGGCAAACTGTGTCAAGAATCTTCTGACTTGCCCATCAAAAAAGAAAGATTGCATTTATCGCCCCCTCGGCGGTGGGTTAGGTGGTAGATTACCGCCGTCGTTACCATTGTCAGCCTGCGGCCTGAGCAACTGCGATAGACTCTGACGACTCGGTATATTACCTTGATCTGATGTTGGCACGGTATACGGATTGTTAACAAAACTAGAACGCTCAGTTTTATTTGATAATCCCCAATCAAGAGGTGTGCGTACATCATCGCTTATAGCTAGCCACATGCTACCATTGTATCTAAATAATCTATTTGGAAAATAATCTAATCTCAAACAATAGTCTCCTGACGCTGGTGATAATGGAAAACTTACTCCCGGTGTAACTGGTAGACCGTTTGGTGCCATGTTGTCACCAGTTAGATATCCCATGGTATAACCAAAGGATTTCGGGGTCGTACCTTCGCCGGGCTCTGATCCATCTACGGTATTAGACTGATCAGTATAGAGCCCTTCTCCGGACGGCTCCCCAGAGGGAGTAGTGGGTAAGATATAAAAAGAAACATTATCGTAACCACTAAGTGGGACATCTATATTCGCCTGGGTCACTAGCGAATCATTAATAGAGAGATCTACTTTGCGCGTGGATGAAATATCGCCTAGTGTAGTAGGTTTTTCTATCAGTGCCCAGTAGTTTGGGTCGTTGATATCGGTTCCCGGAGGAACATTTTTTGTAGCTTCGTAATATTTTCCGCCATTATCAACTACCATACCTGCCGGATAAAAATTTCCATTATCCCAGATGTTGTCTGGCATCAGTGGCTGATTTATGATCTGTTGATATTCTTGTGCGTTGACCATTGGGGTGGCTTTGACACGCCACAAGTGTGGTAACCAAGTTTGACTGAATCCTTCGGCAGCGTAAGCGGCATCTTGAATCACATAATATTTAGGCAGGGCTCTGGTTATACTTGTGTTAAGAGGATAGTAGTCTTTTAGATTAGGCAATTCTAAAACGTCTCCGGACATTAACTTACGACCATAAGTGTCTATCATGTCGTTATAATGAAACGTGATAAAAAGAGTATCATTGTTTAAAAATAACCCAAACTGAGTCAAGTCAAAATCAATATCACTGTGTGTATAAACACCTCGCATGATATAAATGTTTGGATCATATGCGCGGTCACGGTTTTCTAATAGTAATAAGTCCTCTATGAACATGGGATTTTGACTAGTGTATACTGGTAGGGTGGCATCGGCATTTCCGGGATTATCGCTGGTATCCACAATTGGGCCCATATATTTGTGAACAAATATGTCAAGACCTCCAACTTGGTAACGTTCAGATATGGTGCGGTCTAAAAACTGATAGTCAGATGTTCTGTTGGGGCGATAAAGACTGAGGCGTGGAATTTTAGTGATCTCCTGGTAATCTATACGTATTTAGCTTGCAAACGGTTGACATTAAATACCAGAATGTGTATAATTATGATATGCTGACAGATCTTACTAATCGAATAACTAGGGCTGAGAACCAGATTTTCACTATCAAAAACAAGCAGATTCGTCGAGATCTAGCAAAAATGCTAGCCACCATCGATGCTGCCTACACTGAAGCAGACAAGGAACTAGTGGTGTGTAGAAGAATACAGCGCACCACTATACGTTTTACAGAATTACATAAGAGGATAGCGGATTTGCTGGATAATTTAGAGCAGCACATTACTCTAGCTCTATTATTAGGTTGACTTTTTTACAATTTTAGTATACAATACGGATATGATTAAAAAACTTAACACTATTAAACGATTAAAACCTTCAAACGCTGATGCTACCTATCTAGGTCCTGAACCTGAGTGGTTGGAACAACCTGCTGAGGGTTTTAGAATCTCTACTATATCTCGAGCATTTAACTGGTACAATCAATTTTATGGCAGGAAAGATGCCAAAGATATGATTGCCACTTATTTAGATTTGAATGCTAAAAGTCAAGATGCCAAACTGATTCGTGGGGTACCCGACAGCCAGATACGTATAACTATAGGTTGGATCTGTCGCATGACCTTGCTGGGGCTAATCTTGACAGATTATGAACAATCCATCGTCGATGATGAAATCGCGAGATTATTAGCTATTGTCCAACCCGCACCTAAGCCTGTTGATAACGTACTACAACAAGAACAGATAAAACTAACCATCCAAGATCATTTGCGTGAAAAAGCCGATGCTTGCGCCGGCGAGCTAGAAGGATTGTTTGACGATTTTATTGTCGCCGATGCCAAGATCTCTGACAAATTTAAGCCTATGACGGTGCTGCGCACTATGAATATAGCCCCTCAGATGGTGGGTACCATCACTAAAGTATGGCAGTTGCGCATACAAGAATTTAATGAAGTACTAGCTGGCAAAGATGATCAATTGGTGGAAGGATACAGCCATTTGACCAAAGCACAATTAAAAAATTGTGTAAAATTCTGTGAACTTGTTATAAGTGATTGCGAATCTTATATTAATATAAAGAAAACTGAACGCAAACCACGAGCAAGGAAAGCGATTAGTCCGGAAAAATTAACTGCTAAATTTCGTTATCTTAAAGAATTTAAAGAACTAGAACTTAAGTCAGAGCCTGCCACTAAATTAGTCGAAGCTGCCGAAGCATTCTTATTTGATTCTGCTAAACGCAAACTGATTTACGTCGCAGCCGATAGTCATGTGGGTACTTTTACTGTTAAAGGATCTGCTATCGTGGGATT